GTAGGTATTTTGGGATTTCGAATCATCAACGGCGGCGGTCGTAAAGGTGTTGATGCTTACCACGTACATCGTAGCCGTGTCAACGGAGTCCGCTTGTATAATTCCACATTCCGTGAAGACGAACAAAGCGAAGAAATACAGCAAATTTTAGAGCGTAATAACATGTTTCCGGCAAAGACTAGTGCAGCCGCCAGGAATCAAGCCCAACCTGGGATGGTCACTTACATACACGGGTTGAACTTAATTGCCGCACACGATACTGAGCCCAAGGTGTTTAACGTAGCTAAGAAAGATCTTGAATGGGCATTGGCATGGCACGACAAATATTACCCTAACGAAAAGGGAGTTGACGGCGGTTTCATTTTAGCATTTGGAAGACTGGCTGCTGCCGCTAGACTCAGCAAACCCAAAATTGATCTCGATCAAGCAACCGAAGCAGATCTGTATAATTTATTTCGAGCAAAATATGCTAGTCCAAAAGGATTTCATCGAGACTGCAAAGAACGACTAAAAAGTTTTCAAAAGCGTAATAATCTTGCTGAGTCTTGGAGCGATAACTGTTTGACTCCGATCTTGGTCATGGATTATATCAACTGGGGCGGTCGCTGTGCATTACCTCAAGTTCATGGTATGACAACCTACGCTGGTATTTAATATGTACTACTTATATCTGTGGAGACACAAGTACATTGATCCCGATACAGATGCAGTAGTTGAACGCACTTGTTTTGGTATCACCAGCAATCCAACCCGTAGGCTTCAGTCATACGAAGGACATGTAGGACATAGAGTTTATTTTTCAGCTCTATGGTCTGGTCCTGAAAGATTGATTAGAGAGCTGGAATCGCAAATCAAAGCTCATAGCAATGATTTTAGATTTGTAGGTCTGGATAATTTTAAATATGAATGGATCACAGAAGAAGTAACATATGATCAAATTCATGATTGGATAGATCTAACTCTTACAAAAAGCGTCGACGGTGTTGTTAAAATAAGTTCTGAAGTATAAAACTAACGAGCCAAAAAGGCTCGTTAGTTATGATCAAATCCAGTACACTAAAGTAGGGTTTATTGCAATGGTCTAGTGACATATATAACTATTCCACCCAACAGAAAGGAGAGACCCATGTATAACCAAAATTATGCAGATCGAGTTACCTACTATGTAACAAACAGTATTATCATAGCAACCATTGTGGCATGGTTATCGCTATCAACCCCGTTTGATCACCCATCAAACGATCGACCCTTTACAGAGCGTTTGTATTATCGTCCTGCAGAGTCATTTCCGGTTGTATTAACCACTCCAGTGGTTCGAGTTCACGAATTACCGCCGATAGGAATCGTACCTGACGTATATCCTGTCAAAAAACCCGCTGTGGTGGCTAGACCCTTGCCACCTCGGGTTGTAGATCCCATCTTGTATCGTGCCAACGAAACTGTGACTCTAAGTCAACAGGACAAAAATTGCCTGATACGAAATGTGTTCTTTGAAGCTGGATCTGAGCCGTATGCAGGCAAAATTGCAGTGGCTCATGTGACCTGGAATCGTGTACAGTCGGGACAATGGGGCAATACTGTTTGCCAAGTGGTGCATGCACCTCATCAGTTTAGTTGGACCGCAGAATCTAGTGCTCGCCACAGAGCACCATATGGCCCACACTGGGAAGCCACACGTCAAGCAGTGTATGATTTCCTTGACGGCCAACGTGTGTCGGGCCTGCATCGCAGTATGAATTTTCATGCTGTACATGTGCGTCCTGACTGGGCTAGACCTGATCGTCAAGTCGCTCGCATTGGCGGTCATGTGTTTTATGCCCTAAACTAGTGTTGTCAAAATGCCACATGACCGAGCCTGTCTCGGCTGTGGTCTTGATTGACCAAAAATCTCACATACGCTATAATCGTTATACACTAAACAAAACGGAGTAGAACAATGTCCAGTCAAAACCGTATTAGCCTACAATTCCCCAAGCGTCAGTTTGATCCTGCTGTTTCGGCGGACCTTGCTGAGTACCAATACTTTTTGGAAAATGATCGCTGGCGTGATACCTGTCCCTTCATCTGTGAGTCACCTTTTGAAAGTGTGACCTTCATGATCGAACGCAAGATTGTCACCCGCTGGACGCAGGAAATCGTGCATCTTATTGACAACCGCCAAGCTGCCTAATCATGAACTTTACCAACGACACCTATTTTGATTTTGATCGTTATGCTGTCAACGACTATGTTCAACAGGCCTTGGTCAATTACTTTGTACGGAGATTGCAGCCAGGCAGCTTCTTGACTGCGGTGTTGAGCAACAACCTTGTGGACGCGGCCAGCAGTGCTGACCACATCAATGCAGAACATTTAACTGACATTGCCAAGTGGGTTGCAAATCGTGCACCAACGGGTAGTTGGGGTAGCAGAGAACACGTGGCCAGTTGGTTACGGGGAAATCGCTATACCGAGCAGTTTGACAAAGAATATGCTTTTCACCTGCTGAAAAAGAGGGAAAATGCAGTAAATGAACCGTTGTTTTAATGCAACACTTTCGAGCCCCAGAAATGGGGCTTTTTTGCCGGCTTTTGGTTGACCAGAAAACCCCCATTTGCTATAATAGTTTTATAGTAAGCAAACGGAGAACTAAATGGGTTTCGAAAAAATCGTGTTAGACAAGGTTGCAAAAGTTATCAAGCAAGACCGCCAGGCCTATTTTTGCAACGGTACCTTGTTTGTTTGTACTGAAGAAAAAGATGCTCGCCGTGTGTTTTCCATGTTGTTCAAGGACTACGACGGCCGGGTCCAAGTCAGTGTCGCAATGCATGGCGAGTTCGCTTACGATTTTACAGCCTAGGGAGTTAGCATGTACAATTACCAAGCTCGCAGTAATCCTTTTGCATATCGTCGACCCATGGCCAAGAAAATTCCTGTCACAGTAACCCCAGTCACAGCAGACCAAGTTTGGGCCTTTGCGGCCACAGCAGATCGCATCAATGACGGCCAGTATGTCAAAGAGGATCAGCGTAGTTCGGACGGACAGTGCGTGATTAAAGAAGCCAACAAGGCCATGATCAAGCGTTGGTTGCGTGAAGGCTACTGCGGTGAAGACACCGAGGCAGATCGCGAACTTGGTGCGTCGGCTCGTGCGTGGCATCGAGGTCAACTGTTGATGACAGCACTCAAGCGTCCGCTTTCAGGATTTGAAGAAACCCTAAACCGTGCTGTGGGCATGGACGAGTTTGCCTTGGAAATACACCAGTTGGAAATTGCTACCATTGCCAGCCAAATCCGTAGCTACCGCACAGGCCTAGCACATGAACAGCGCATGTGGGGCACTGATACCACTCCTTTGGCACCTGTTGGTACCAAGGTCGAATGCCAAGTTGAAGTGGTTAAATCCGTCTACAGCCAAAATTACAACACAAACTATATTCGTGCTGTCACCGTAGATACTCGCAAGGTTGTGATGTTTACCTATCGCGAAGGCTGGGATGTCGGTACCGTATTAACAATCCGTGGCACAGTCAAAGCACACCGTGAAGACTGCACTCAACTTAACCGTGTACGGGTATTATAATGCATCAGTTTGTTGTGATGTGGGACAACACCGGTCTTGAGTTTGTAGGCGACTATACAGACTATGCTCAAGATCAAATGTGGGCTACCTTACAGGGCAAGAAGTCTGAAAAAACCTTTGTGAATTTGATGCACTTGGAACTTCGTGCTCGTAGTAACACACAACGGCATTACGAGATTTATCTTGTGAATGCCACAGAAGGTATCACTGCTGACGACATTCGTGATATGTTTGAACGCAATCCTCAAACAGCCGCAGATATAATACGTGAACGTGGTTACCGGTACTATAGTGACCGCGCCAACACCGACCAAGTTAAAATTATTTAAGGAATCGATATGGGATTAGATCAATACGCTTACGCCGCAGCCCGAGCCGGCGCACAAGCCGAATACTACGATGATGAAAACTACGACAAGGATGATGCAGATCCTACCAAGATCGGTCCACCACGTGAGATTGCCTACTGGCGTAAGCACCCAAATCTCCAAGGTTGGATGAAACAACTTTGGGAAGAAAAGAATCCTGATTGGGAACTTGATCACGGGTTCAACGGCATTGAGCTGGAGCTGACCTGGGAAGACCTAGAACGGTTAGAACTTGATGTCATAGCCGGCACCTTGCCCAAAACAGCCGGGTTCTTCTTTGGTAGTGATTCTGATGAGGAATACCGCGACCAGGACTTGGAGTTTATCAAAAATGCCAAGACCGAACTGTTTATGGGATTGAAGGTATTTTACAACTCATCCTGGTAAGAATTTCGGTAAACCTAAAACCGAAATCGAGTAGATAATGGTTGACCAGAATCCGCTCGTTTGCTATAATAAGGTATGCTGTAAAAAGCATGTAGTAACTTTAAACTTTAACTTAATCAACTTTGTAAATCAACTTTAAAAGGCAACATATTATGACAATCGAAAAAACTTTCACAGTGGCTGGTACTGCAACACAAAACGGCGTTACCAAGGCTCGCTTTGCTAACGATTTGGTAGCTCGCATCAAGATTCTCAACAAGGCAGGTTGTACCGACATCAACCTGATCGAACTGCCTACTCCAATGACCAAACTGCAGGCCCTGCAATATCTGCAGACCTTGGGTATTACCGAAGGTGACGCTGGTCATGCTGTTGCTGAGAAATTGGCTGAGAAAGCCCGGGTAGCCAAGGCAGCAGAAGTGCGTGTAGCTGTCAAACCTTCTGCACTGAAGGCCAAGTCCAAGGATAAACAAGAAGCATAATTTATCTAGCATCAGAATGGCAGCTTTAGGCTGCCTTTTTTTGTGATTTCATTCTGTCGATCATAATTACTAATATTATGTTAGACACCTCCACCCTAGAAGAAAACATACAAGATATCATAGTTGATATCTGTAAAACCCTCTACTTTCATGGTTACCGTGAAGTTCCGGTTGGCGCCATCATGCGCCTGATTGGAGTAGAAAACACAACTGCAACTCAGCACGACCAAGAATACTTTCGTTTGGATGCCGAGTTCGAAGCGTTATTGGACGCAGACGAACTTGCAGAATACAACGACTTACTAGATGATTCCATACCGCCTGGTACCATAATGCACTGATGTCCATATCTAACTTTAGAGCCAGCGAAGCTCTTTACCTTGTGATTGTGCGAGATAAAGACGCTGAGCAACAGCTCAAAACCTGGGCCCGGGAACATCGCGCTCAAGTCACCATCGAAAACAATCGCATGAAAATATTTGAACAGCGTAGCCTTACCCTGTTCCAAATGCATTGGCCGCACAACTGGAATAGTGTGACCATCTGGGACTGTTGGAAACGCTCGCACATCAATCTGGATTAATTGACTGCAAAAAATCTTGACATTGTGTTATTAAAAGCATAAACTATAACACTAAAGGAGAATTACATGTCAGCAAATCACGACGCAATCAAAACAGCTTTCGAAACCTACATGGCCGAAAACGAAAAGTTCACAGCCAAAGGTGTCAAAGCCGCTGCCGCCCGCGCTCGCAAGGCACTTCAAGAAATGAGCAAAGCCATCAAAGAACGACGCAAAGAAATTACCGCAGAAAAAGAAGCAATGACTGTTGCAAAATAAATGACCGGTAATACATTCGTTAGAACCCTGCAAGAGGATCCTGATCATCCTGGTGATCTAGTCCTTGAACTGGGCGACGAAATCTGCAATCCATTGGGTTGGCTCCCCGGAGACACTATTCAATGGATTGACAATCAAGACGGGACCTTTACCCTACGCAAATTAATCAATAAGGAAACTTAATGTTAGATCGATTTTTACCAGGCTTGGACAAAAGCCTAGCCCTTAAACTAGTACTATTTCATACCTTTGTTATTGCCATCAGCAACTGGCTTGTTCAATACAAGTTTGGTTTCTTTGGACACCCTATTGCAGTATCAGCGTTTACATTCCCACTAGTGGTAGTGGCCACAGACCTTACAGTTCGTATGGTTGGTAAGGAACTGGGACGAACAGTGGTAGCACTCAGCTTTGTTCCTGCTATCATTGCCAGTATGCTGGTTGTATTGGCATCCGGTGCACCTACCATTACTGCTGTTCGTATTGGCGTGGGTTCGGGCGTGGCCTACTTGTTGGGCACCTTGCTGGATGTTTATGTGTTTCAATACTTCCGCGAAAAATACAATTCGTGGTGGATTGCTCCAACCTTGGCCAGTGTAGTGACCACAGTGATTGACACTTACACGTTCTTCTTCACTGCGTTCTACAAAGGTGCCAATGTGTTTATGGCGGCCAACTGGCATGTCGTTGCCACAAACCACATCATCATCAAGGTGTTGGTGGGCTTGTTGGTGGTGGTTCCTGCTTACGGTCTGTTGCTAAGTTATTTGCAAAGAAAAATCCGCGCATAATGTCATACGTCCCTCACGTTTCTACCACAACCAATTCTATCTATGTCGGTGGTGGAGGTAGTGGCACAGGCGTCGGCCATGGTATAGGTGGCGGTAGTTTAACCAATGCTACTGTCGCTACCAATACTACTTGGAATAACATTACTACTGTTTTACAACCCAGCGGTCAAATGGAGTTGAAAGGTGATCAAGCCGACCTTATAATAAATGGGGTCAGCTTGCGGGATACTTTGAAAGGTATCCAAGACCGACTGTGTATGCTACAACCAAACACAGCATTAGAAGCCGAATGGGATCAGCTACAGGAGTTGGGCGAGCAGTATCGCAAATTGGAAGCAGACTTGTTGGCCAAACAAAAAATGTGGGCAACTCTACAAAAATAGAACTGCGGTATGGAGGTTATACTGAATGTTTAAAAAGTTTTGTAGACATACACTTGTATGTCCCGCACAAGGACGGAATCCTAAACAAGGAGGCAAGGGCAGACAATGACATACGTCGTAACTGAAAACTGTATTAAATGCAAGTATACCGACTGTGTTGATGTCTGCCCTTAGCTTGTAGATTGTTTCAAGGAAGGTCCCAACTTCATGATCATTGATCCTTCGGAATGTATCGACTGTGCTGTGTGTGTTCCTGAATGCCCAGCCGGCGCTATCTTTGCCGAAGAAGACCTGCCCGAAGATCAACGAAAATTCATAGCCATCAATGCTGAATTATCGCTGACCTGGGCCGCAATTACACGCAAAAAAGAACCCTTGCCCGATGCTGCTGAATGGGACGGAAAACCCGACAAGATCGACCTGTTAGACCGTGGTTGACCAGTAATGTGTTGTTTGTTATAATGTAGTATAATCACTAACAAGGAGCACATCTGTGTCGATGCATATGGAAGGTCCCTGGCTTAGTACCACCGGTAAAAAACGTGCAAAGCCCAAGTTTGCTAGTGCAGAAGCCAAACGTCAACACGAGCAGTTGTCTGCAGATTGGCAGCAACTCAAAACACAATACGAGCCTGTGAAAAAAACATTCAATCGCAGCTTTACCAACAGCAAGATGCCTCGCATTGTGATCCCACGCAGCACTGACCATATTCCCAGTCGTGCAGATTCTTCGGGTGTTGCTGCTCGTGCACCAGACAAGGTGTACACTGGTACGGCTGTAGTTGGTATTTCGACTCTTCATAAATCTAACGGTGTTCCTGTTTTTAGTAAAGAAGAAGCAATTGATATCAGCAAAATGAGGAGAGGATAAAATGACATTTGAAAAAGAACAAATTATGCGGCGCCTTCGAGAAGGTGGCGATATTCATACATTCGATTTGTCGGGACAAGACTTGGATTTTCTCAAGTCTGAAATCAAGCATTTATTACATCTAGGTCCGCAGCTGGTTGAGTTCAAAAAGGCCGATGGTTCTGTGCGTGTTATGAATTGTACCCTAAGTGACCTGCACGGTGCTAAGTATACACAGACACCCGTGGTAGAAAATGCCGCCAAAGAACCTAAAACAAAGAAAGCCAACGAAGATGTTTGTGCTGTTTGGGATATTGATGCAGGTGCTTGGCGTAGTTTCCGTTGGGATAGACTTATGAGGATAGATTACAAACTTTGAGTAAAGAAGAAGCACTACAGTTAGAAGGCACAGTGGAAGAAGCTTTGCCCAACGCCATGTTTAAGGTAAAGTTAGACACCACAGGTTCTGTGGTGATTGGTGTTATTTCGGGACGTATGCGGCAAAACAAGATCAAAATCTTGCCAGGCGATCGTGTTGAAATTGAATTCTCGCCTTACGATCTGGCTCGTGGGCGTATTACAAGACGCAAATAAATACCTATATGAACAACTCAATACGCCAAGACATCAACCTAGTAGAAGCCAGCACCAGACCAGCCAAACTGGAAACTACTCCTTTGCCCTACGGTGAAAAGGATTTAGAACCTGTCTTAAGCAAAGAAAGTTTAGAATATCATTACGGACACTTGGCCAAAGGCTATGCCAAACGCTACAACGCCGGCGAAGGCAATGAGAACTTCAACAGAGCTGGCAGCTTTTTGCACAACAAATTCTTCCCACAACTACGAGCACCCAAAGGTGCCAACCGCCCACGAGGTGCTGTGTTGGCCTTGATTGAAGAACATTTCAAAACTTACGAAGATTTCCGCGAAGAATTCAAGAAAGCAGCCATGGCCATCCAGGGCTCAGGTTGGGTATACCTAAGCACAGCAGGCACTATAAAAACCATTCCAAATCATCAAGTACGCACAGATATTTGTGTGTTGGTGGATTGGTGGGAACACGCATGGGCCCTGGATTACCAGTGGGACAAAGAACGTTACCTGGACAATATTTGGAAGATTATTGACTGGGATGTTTGCAACGAGAGATTATGATAACATTAACTGAAAATGCCATTGCTAAACTGCAAGATGTAATAGCAGAAGAAAACAATCCTGCTCTTAAACTGCGTGTATTTGTGCAGGGCGGAGGTTGTTCGGGCATGAGCTATGGCTTTACCCTAGACGAAGAACAAAGCGAAGACGACTTCGACTTGGAGTTTTCTGGAGTGTCCTTGCTGATCGACAGCATGAGCAGCGGATATTTACAGGGCGCCGAGATTGACTATCGCGAAGATCAATACGGATCTGCGTTCAGCATCAAAAATCCCCAAGCACAAACCACCTGCGGTTGCGGATCCAGCTTTAGTCCTTACTGATCAACATACAGCTACATTAGTTTTTGGTAAATACTGTGACCCCAAGGACACAGTAGAATGGCCAATACCGGAAACACCCAACAACAGATCAACTATGGAGCCGCTGTCAACGATGGCAACGGTGATCCCTTACGCACAGCGTTTATTAAAACCGATGACAACTTTGATAACGTCTGGTTAGCGGGCCCTGTTGGCAGTAACATAACCATAATCAACAATACAGTACAAGCCAACAACACCAACGGAAACTTGATTTTAAGCCCCAACGGCATTGGCGTCATTCAAACCAACAGCCGTGTAGTACCAAGACTAAACAACACTTATGATTTAGGATCAACCACACTGAAATACCGTGCTGGTTATTTTGGCATAGGCGGACTCAGTGTTGATGGCAACGTAACTATCACTGGAAATTTGACTGCAGGCAACATCAGCTATACCAGTAATGTGTTTATTGGAGATCTCGAAGGTTCTGTTTTTGCGGACGATTCTACCATAATGGTAGATGCTATTGACAATGTACTTTATGCTGGTCGTGCTGCAATTTCTGGCAACGTGTCGGCTACTTATTTTATAGGCAACGGAAGTCAGTTAACTGGTCTTGCAGCAACATATGGCAATGCTAATGTTGTGGCT